AAAACCAACTGCTACATTACTATCACCAGAAGTCAAAGCTGCAAATACATCTACACCTACACCAGTGTTTTGATTAGCAGCATCAATAGTTCCTGTTGCATCATCACCAAACATTATTGATGAAGTACCAAACGCTTTATATTTTAGTGCCGAACCATTAATAGTTAATGCATCTGTTTCTGTAGTGCCATCTACGTCTATTGAACCTGCTATATCTAAATCACCAGAAAAAACAGTATTTGCTGGGAAAGTGCATATACCTCCATCAGCTATAGATATAGCATCATCACCATCTGTAAATTCTATTAGTGGTGTTTGTATGGATGCTGATGTTTCTAATATACCACTTGTCTCTATATTAATAGATGCTAGTGCATCAACCATAGCACCACCAGAACCAGCACCATCAGAGTAAATCATTTTAGTTTTACCAGTCGGTATAGTTACGTTAGCACCAGAGCCTTGACTTATTATTATAGATTGTGAACCACTTGTTGCATTTTCTATTAACCACAGCTTTGATACTGTGTTTGGTCCTATGGTTATAGTACAGGCTGAATCTAATGTTCCTGTATATTTTAAATATATAGACCTACCGGGATCAGTAGCACCATCTGCTATAGTAGTTGTATGAGTATCAGCATTTGTAGTAATAGCTTCAGTTCCAAAACTAAATGCTTCAGCTATCAACTCAAGATTTGTATTAGTCGATGTTCCCCATGTTCCTGACTCATCACCAGTTGCTATCTCTTTTAACCTTAAGTCATTTGTATATTCTGCCATTTTTTACCTCTAAATTAATTATAAACCATTTATTTAGGCTACGTCACTCCAAGTTGTTGTAACAGATTCTTCTACATCAGACCATGATGTTGTAACTCCGGGTATTATATCTCCCCATACACTTACAAATCCTGTCTCTCCTGTAGCGTTTAAACCTGTTACAGATACATTTGCTATACCTGTAACTGTTGTACTACCAACTGCACCAGTTGAAGATACACCAGTTATAGGAAATATATTTTCTGTAACTGTGGTTACAGTTCCTAATCCACTAGTTGCAGCTAATCCTGTACAGGGTACATTAGCATCACATGTTACTGTTTCATCACCTGCTGATATTGTAGAAGCAGTGCCTGAAACACCAGTTATTGCTACACCAGAAGCTGTTACACTACCTAAAGCAGATGTACCTGCTATACCAGTTTCAGTAACATTTGCATCACCACTTACAGATTCTGTGCCTAATGCAGTAGTTCCAACTACTCCTGTCTCTGTTACATTGGCTTCACCTGTTACAGTTTCGCTACCAACCGCACCTGTAGCTGTTACGCCTGTCTCAGCTACATTAGCATCAGCTGTAACAGATTCTGTACCTAAAGCAGTTGTACCTGCTAAACCTGTTTCAGCTACATTAGCTGCACCGGTAGCAACTACTGAGCCTACTGCACCTGTAGCTGCAACGCCTATTTCTGGTACATTAGCATCACATGATATTGTTTCTATTCCAAGTGCTGATGTACCAGCAACACCTGTAATACTTACAGAAACATTGACTATCGCAGGTTGACCCCAAGGACCTGTTCCCCAAGTGGACCGACCCCAACCGACAGACATTTATTAAGCTATTCTTATAATCGCATTACTTGCATCAGCTGTTGGAAAAGTTATAGTAAATGAACCTGCTGTTGATGTTTTATCAGCACCAAAATCAAATACTGCAACTGCCGGATCACCTGAAGCAGAGTCGTTATAAATCATACAACCTCTAGCAGTAACAGTTGCTGTGCCAAAAGTTAAATCAGCAAAGTCTGTAAACGCTGTTGTGCCTGAAGTAGAAGGGTCTACACGTGTAAGTGTATTACCTTTAGCGGTGTAGTTAGTACCACTAGCTTCATCAGAAGTTGTATATGCAGTAGTTGCTGCACTCATAGTAGCTGAACTCGTATAGAGTGCTAACCTGAATGTGCTTCCACCAGAGTTTTTAAAATTATGTACACCTTCTAAAAGTTCTTTTTTAAAAGACGTACACATTGCTTGTGTTATAGCCATTACAGCCTCCTTATTATATTGGCAAGGTCTTTATGTCCTTGCTGTTCTAATTGATTACATACTGTACATATGTGGTTTTTTATTGCCTCATGCATATAGTGTGTAATTACCTTTCGTGCAGCATCTTTAAATATATGGGCTTGCGCTTTTATAGTATCAGGTGCTGTATCACTTATCGAAACTAATCTATCAGTTGCCATATCTGCAACTTCTTCTACTGTATGTCCTCTATAATCTGTAGTTTTTACACCAAGATTACCTATTGATATTTCAAATTTATCTGTATGCATTATGGTACTAATGGTTCTGGTGGTGTGCTGCCGTTTGATCTCTCATCAATAACCCACTCTTTAGGATTTTCTCTTCCTATAATTCCATGTGGTATCATTCTTTCTTGTATGATCTGTGAATAGTTACACACTGATAATTGTCCATCATCTAAATAAGAAACTAATGGATCGTTTAAACGATGATATCCGTATAGTTTATCTTTCATATCTACATTAGCATCTAATAAATTTGATCTAACAGCCACAGATACATCTACGTTTTTTTCCATACATTTGCCTAACCAATATTCACAACACGCTCTACCCATCTCTGCAAAATGTGCATTATTATTATAAGTAAAATCTGTGCCAAACATACTTATTGAACCTACATTATTCCAATAAGCAAAAGCTATAGCATAAGCGACTGTGTTATTTAGATAAGCACATGATGTATCTTCTATTACACTTTTAATAGGATACTCTTCTACGGCTGGAACTCTTGCATCTAGTTCACAAGAATATATAGGATAGTCTATTTTAGGTAACTCTTCTCTCATCATTTCTGACATAGATGCTGCATCGTCTGTATCAAAAAAACGAGACATAGGATCAAGTATAAATGCTCTATCAGCTTTTTTAACTACTCCTATCATTGCATTGATCACCCAAACTTCATCAAACTTCTTACTATGTAATTGTGATAAATGAAAATCTATTTGACTCATGCCCATAGCTACAATAGCTATGTGTTTGCCTTCTAAATCTAGTATTCTTTCTTTTAACATTATTGTTCCATTATCCTTCTTTGACCGCCTCTATAAGCATCTTTTCTATTTCTACCATCTTGTTCTACTACTAACTTATCTAATGCTTCTTTAAATCTAGTTTCATACAGACCAACTAAATCAGGCTCACCTTTCATAAATATATATGCCTCTACTAAAGAACCAAATAAAAGTACATCAGGTGCATTAGAACCCAACCAACTTGTACCATCTGATGATGCAGTAATAGATTGTGGCAAATAAAAATAATGTAACTCTACTGTGTAATTAGCATCAGGCGTTGGACCTAGTATAAAAAAACCATCATCGAATTGTGCGTAGTATTCTGGTAATCCTGTATTAGCAGAGGGTTTAGGATAAGCCTCTCTAATAAAATTAACATCTTTATTTATTAAAAAATTATAGTTACCATCTGAATCTAACACTGCCAATGAATAAGAGTATAAAAAATCATCTGGCACTCCAAGATATTGATTATTTATAGTTGCAGTAGCTTGTTGATTCTTTCTATAACGTGGTAATTCTACTGAACTATTTATTCTACTTTCAGCTTGTTTAATTAAAGTGGGAAGATTATTAACAAATGTGGTCTCTGTATTTTCAGTATAATCCTGTATTGCAGTTTTTAATGTAGTAAATGTAAATGACATTATCCTGTGGTAATTTTTAAATTACCTATCTCCCCTTTTAATACCATGTTACTAAGATTACAATCGCCAAAAGCTGAGTTCCATCCACCTATAGGATTGAAACCAAATAGTCCTCTACTTGCCTGTAAGTCTGTTTGTGGTCTTGGATTCTTTAGAGCCTGTGGATCATTTAGTCTTAATCTACCTAGTTGTAGTTGTGGTTGATCTTTATCCAATACATCTTTACCTACTAACAATCCGGTGCGTTTTTGATTTTTGATTTGATTTCTTAAATCTTTTAAAGGATATCTAAAACCAGTTCTATCACATATACCGAATGCATGTTTACCTTTTGCGTATGGCATACTAATAACCTCCCGGTACAAATCTTACAGCTGCTTTCACTCTGTTTTCTTCCGATGCAAGCTTCCATTGTTCTTCATACTGTTGTTTTAAAAATGGAACTCTTTGTGCTGCTTCTGGATTTTTCATAGCTAAGTAGTAAGCAAGTCCTGACACAAGACATGGCAAAAATACTTTAGGTATATCAATAGTATTAGATGCCGGTGTTCCTGCATCAAATATTTGTCTAAGTCTGTACCAAACAACTTTATAAGTATTTGTGTCGTCTGGTATAGGATAAAGTGTAAAAGATGTACTGCCACTATCTCTATTAACTAATATTTCATTAGGTCTACCTTGATCTAATTTATTAGGTATATCAGCGTACTGTGAAAAAGATACTCTAGTCAAAGATGTGTCGCTCTGTGAATTAGTCTCACCATCACCTGTTCTTAAATGATGTTCTAATAAATCAATAGTATCAGCATCTAAACTATACGTAGCAGTTCCAGCAGTTAATGTTGTACTACCTGATTCTACTTGCCATAAGTTCAAACCTCTGTTTGCCCACTCAAGCATCATAAGATTTATACTACGTCTTGCTGTACGCAAATCGTAGCCGGTTCTCATTTCTAAACCAGCTAGTTCAAAAGCCTCTTCTGCTGCTTCTGCTATATCTAAATCAAAGTTGTTAGTAGTGGCTGTAGCCATAAATTATTTCTTTTTCTTTTTACCCATACCACCTTTGTGATACATAGGCATACCACCACCAGCCATTTTATACATACCACCATCACCAAATTTTTTGACAAGGCTATCTTGATAGTCATCTACCTTTCCACCTTCGTCAAACTTGATAATCATATCTTTACCTGATTTTTTCATTTCCTTACGTGCTGCTTTCATACCTGCATCATCATATGGAAAGTTCTTTTTACCTACGTTTGGCATATTTTTTCTCCTGTTGTTTAAACATGTTAATTTATTTTAAGGTTCAAATGTTCCGTTATCAATTAATATTTGTCTATTCTTAAGATGTTCTGCTTCTATATCATCTTTACTTTGTCCAAAGTATTTTACTGCTAAATATTTGTCAACCATTTGTTCATTAATGTTTACATCATCTACTATAACTTCACCTAGTACTCTTCCATATTTTCCTTTTGAATCTTTCAGTTTAGTTTGTATTACTACTTTATCTCCATTATCAATAGCTTCTTTTAAAAAATGCGCAGCCATTTTTCCTCTAGCTTTCTCATCTTTGTTACGAGTACGTGACTCGGGAGTATCAATACCATATAAACGAACCCTAGTGCTATAAGAAACATCAAACCCAAGGTCCAATATGACATCCACAGTATCTCCGTCCACCACCCTTTTAACTTCACAAGAATATTCATACATCACCTATACCTCTTTGATATCTTTGCAGCAGACTTAGGTTGTTTAGAAAACTGTTTACCTTTCTTAGTATCTGATCTTTTCTTTTTAGTTGTTGCTGCATATTGCGCACTAGACATAGCTTTTATAGCTTTTTCAGGAAGATATCTTTCTCCTGTTTCAGACGACTTCTTGCCTGACTTAGTACGCCATTTTTGTTTCGTCCAATCTTTAAGACTTTTTTGACTTTTTGCTATTGCCATGAGACTTTCTTATTGAGTCTTTACCCTTTTTAAATATATTAGAGACCTCAGATTTACCCATAACTTTTGACCTTTGCTCTCCAACTGTAAGTATTTGTATTTTTCTGGCAAAAGGTTTTTTAATACGTTTGACCTTTGCAACTGTTTTCCTTGCATCTGTAGGTGTTGCAAATTTAATGGGTACTGTATCTTTAGGATTTTCATCTGTATATAAACGCCTCCCGCTTCCTTTAGGTTTTTTTCCTGTTCCTTCTTTTGGGTCTCTACTTGCCAACTTTCTTTTGTGCTTTTTTATGAGACTCTCCGAAGGTAGCACCTTTCTTCATATCATGCACCATAGCTTTTATGTGTTTACCAGTATGATGTACTGAATGACTTTTCATAGCTTTCTGTTGAGTTTTGTTTAAAGAACTAACATCAACTCCTTTTATTTTCATGCCTTTACCTTTAGCTTTTTTCATCATTACTTATATCCTCCGCCTTTAGCTTTGTATTGTTTTGCTAACATTTGTGCTTTTCTAGCACTCCATTGTCCGGGTTTTCCACCTTTACCACCTGCCTTAATACGTTTAAACATCTTCTCACGCATACCCGGCTTGGTATAGTTACCGGCTTCATTTACCCTAGATTTCTTTTTTTTACCTGTCATTTGTTTTTTTGTTTGAGTTCTACTAATTACCATTTAACTTTATGACTCCAATACCTAGCACTAAACTTATCTGGACTTGCATCTTGTGCATTGTGTCTTGCATAGTAGGACTTCTTACGTGCTTTGTCTTTTTTAGACTTAGGATTTTTCCCAGCACCTTTGACACCTTGCTGTCCAAAACGTATTAGTTTAGTCTTATCACCTTTCTTAGCCACAACAACATGCGACTTCTTAGGATGATTAGGAGTTCTTTTAGGTTTGTTATATCCGCTTACCCCTGCTTTTTTCAACTTAGGGTCTTTAGCCATCAATCCTCACCTTTAAATTTTTTGCTCTGTCCTGAAGTGCCTGCGTATATTCCAAACACTGCTGCCATTGCACCCACGACTATAGATACTAAACCAGCTTGTTCTAAGTTTGGTTCAGGTATATCCATAAACCAAGTAACAACTTTGTAAAGCAATATGATATAAACAGTAACAAATGCTCTAGGAAATATTCTCCATGCGTCAATAGTTCTAGCTAGATGTATCCATTTCTGAAAAGGATTATCACCAGCACTATTTGCATTAGCATCTATCTCTACTTCAAGATTTATTTTTTTCTTTACAGATTCTTCAATCATATAAATTTAATATATGCCACTGCTACAGAAACTAGACCATACAAACCCCACAGCATATTTTCTATTCTTAAAAACTTCTTACTACCTTCATCGAGTCTACGCTCTATGTACTCATAACGTAGAGCGTACTCTCTTTCTAAACCACTTAAACGTGCTTCTAAAGGTAATTTATTATCAGTTTCTACTGACTTAGACATTACGCTGTATTAGCTTTTACGTAAGATTTACTTGCATAAATGATAATTGTGTAACTGTCTCCACTAGAATGTCCAACAGTTGATAATAATAGATCACCATTCTTGCCACTACCTGCATTATTAAAAACACCGGGTAGACTTTTATTGCTCCAAGTAAAATCCCAAGTATCTGTTTGGTCTGCTCCAGCCTCTAAAATAAACTGATTAGATGTAGCATTCCAAAATAATTTGAAACCCATACCTACATTACTAAACCATATTCTATTTATTGTGATACCAGAACAAGCTTGACCATTTCTACCAGAAGTTAAAGCAGACACATCTACTTTAGTGACATCACTTTCTCCAGTGCCATCACTAATGTTAGTAAGTTTTACAACTAAATTCTTACCAGCATCATCTAAGATAGTTTGTGTTGTTACTGCATCAGCCATTATAGACCTCCTTAAGCGTCAGCAAATGGAGTTACTACAGTTCCTGAAGCAAGGTTAATACCCTCTACTGCATACTTAGCTGAAGCTATTGCTGTAACTCTAATGATTGTTCCAGCTATTCCGCCTTTAGTAGTACCATTTAAAGTTATAACATCATTACTAGCACCTGAGAAGAATGTTTTACCTGCTGCATCGCTTTTACCCATATATAGTCCACCAACGAACTTATCTGTGCCGTCAGTCTTAATATCTAAGTCTGTAGCTGCTGTTTCTATTACAAAAGTAAAAGAAGCACCTAGGTTATTCAGTTGATTAGGATCATCATCTGTACCGGGTGCTGTAGCTACAATACTAGGTAAAGTGAACTTACCATCAGCATCATTACAAGTAAGAATCTTACCTGCGTGCGATGCGACTGTGAGAGTTGTATCAGCAGTAAGGCTAGTTACTGTAGCGTTACCTGCTGAAATAAAACCAGCTAGTGATCTAACCGGTCCTGAGAATGTTGATTTTGCCATACTAAGTCTCCTTAATAAATTCTATCGTCTTGGCGAGTCTGCTAGGGCAGTCGATAGATTAATTTAATCCCTAGAAAGAAAAGGGGAGTATATATCATTTCAACTCCCCTCAAGTTACTAGCTTGATCCCGAAGAACCAAAAATACCTAGTGGATCAGATACTCCAAAGGAATACCTTTCTCTTGCTTTGTATCTTACGTTGCCAGTATCAAAGTCACCATCCATGCTTGTTTCTAATGGACTACGTGCAAAGTGCTTCATGCCATTTGGTACGTCAGTCATCAAGAAGAAAGCATTAGTATCGGTTAAGAAATGATTCACAACAAAGCCTTCTGGAATGCTACCATTTGCTCTAATAGCATTGATATCATTATCGGCTGTGTTAGGTCTCATATCTGAATCTAAGATACGTGAAGCAGTAAACATACCTGCTGGTGGTACAATTAACTTACGTGGTTTTGCTGCTATTAACAGTCCACGCTCATCTGTCCATCCTGCTATTTGAATCACAGCATTCTCTAACGAAGTTTCGTTAAGGTCTGCTTGTGTTGCAAATGTGTTGGAGTTTGTTCCACCTGACACCAAAGGGTGTGCAGTAGAAAACAAATCTACACCATCGCCTGAATTGAACGAACCACCTGAGAATCCTTGGTTAAGAGGATTCGCAGCTTTTACTTGCTTGGTGTAAGCCATGCTTCTAGCTAGTGCTTTAGTATAACGTGCAGAAAGCGAATCGTATAAATTATCCTCCATCGCTTCTTCTGTTATTGCAAAACCCATCGCTATTGTTTCATGGTTATAACGAGTGCTAAAAGACTCTTGTGCAGTATCATAGTTGATAGCTGAACCTTCATCTTTAACAGAAGCTTGACCAAATCCACTCAACTTTACTTCTTCTTCAAACGATCTATCAGAAGTTTCTGTTTCATATATCTGCTCATGCTCATTCTCGTATTTAGCATACTCTAATCCAAACAGGGCATTTAGACCCGGAAGGAGTTCTTTAAGTAACTGCGCTCTTGAAATTGCCATTTCTTATTCTCCTTTATATGCCAGTTGTATTGTCCATGATATGACCCGCATTAAACTTAGCAACTAAGTCAGTGAAAGAATCACCGGCTGCGTTGTCAGATTTAGGCGAGATATCTACTATTCTTACAGGAAGAGTAGCAGTCGTAGAGGCTGCTGTAGATATATCAATGGCATTTTTACTTAATCCAATGCTAGTTGAACCAGCTGTTTGAACTACCGCAACATTGTTTCCGATGTTGGTTACAGCGGCTGAGCCGTCTGCTTGCATCTCGAAAAGAACACTTGGGTCATCCAATACATAAGCTGAAATATCATCAGCTGCTGTACTTGCTGGATAGAATTGTGAAAAAGTTTTCTGGCTTGTATTTGGATCGGTATAAGATACACCTAGAAAAATTCCTACGGGTGTTAATGTAGTTGTGCCAGTGTCTTTTTCGACTGTACCAGCAGCAACTAACTTAACGAAATCGCCATAGAAAATTGCAGTGCCATAGCCAGAGGCTATGCTGTAATGTCTTACCTTTCCGGTGAAAGAACCGCTTGCAGACAAAGTGCCAACAGGTCTTGCTCCGTAAGGTGTTGCTGAACTACTCATTTTATATACCTTTCATACAAAAGTTTAACAAAAAAGATAGTAATTACTTACCACCTTTACCAAAAGTTACTTGAGACTTCCTTTCTTTAAACATAGGCATAGCAGGATTTTCATCTCTCATGTAGTTAGCATCCAAAGCAGACATCTGTTGATCAGCCATATCAGTATAATATTTGCTTCTCTTTTTGATAACTTCTTCGGGTGCTTTACATAAAAGTAATCCACCTACTTCTATACCATCTTTAAATTGCGAGTCAGTATCTTTGACCATTTGCAATTCAGGATGATCCTCTGCTTTAACTGGTGTCCAACCTTCTCTGAATTTGGTAGATACATTCATATTGTCAGATTGTCCAGCCGAGGCTGTACGTATCCAACGAAAAACATATCCCGCTTCCGGTTTAGGATCGGGCAACAGGTTTGGGGGAGTCCAAGCTTTTTCTCGCTCATTAGTATCTCTTGATTCTAATTCACGTGGGTTGCGCTCTTGAACATCATTTTGTTCTGACTTTTCCATTATCTTTGCTCCTTCGCATATTGCGCTGCGTATTGTTCTGGTGTAAGTCCAAGTTTCTTGGCGAGAGTAACTTGAGTCTTGGTTAACTGCACTGTGCGCTGTTTAGTACTTGCTCTATTAGCAGGTGCTACCACAGTCGAGGGTCGCTGTGAGGATGCAGTATTGTCCTCAAAGCGTTCAGGAAATCTTTGTTTTACAGCTTCATCTACTCTTGCATAGTAAACATCAGAGTCTCTTACAGGATCAACTCCCTCTCTTACTAATTTAGCATGCATACCATAAGCTAACGCAGTCATGTCCTCATCGCCTGCACGTTCAAACCAAGGATTCTGCCTTATGTATTCAGCAGCAGCTGGGTCTATAGACGGCTGTTGTTGTTGCATTGATTGTGCGTACTGAGGTTGTGCGTATTGTTGTTGCTGTGGTTGTGTAGGTTGTAAAGCTTGTGGCTGATAATTATCAACATAACTTTTATCTGCATAAGCTGCTGATAATTTTTCTTGTGCTTCTAGCAATCTATTAGTATCGCCAGCTTCATAAGCTTGTTTGTATGTCTCTTTAGCAGCCTCTATCTCGGTAGATGTTTTAGTTTTTAAACTATTAAGTAACGCTTCTTCACTTTTTGATACAGTAGCTTTTAGTCTTTGATTCTCATCATGCAACTGTTTTGCTACTTGAGCAGCTTCATCCCTAACTCTTTGCGCTGCCTCTGCCTTTCTGCGTTCTTCGTGATAATCAAACTTAAGTTTGTCTATACGTTTTTTTGTTCTTTCACCAATGCCTTCTATCTCTTCATCAATATTATCATCAGCTACTTCTTGTTTTGGAGGTCTTTGATCTTCTACTGGACGATCATCTACTACCTCTATCTCTACATCAGGTATTGGAACTTGCACTTCTGTAGTAGGAGGCAGTTCCAAATCTTCTTCTAAAGCTTGTGCTTCTTCAATCATGGTTTCTCTATTCCTCTAGGATCATCTACAACAGCTTCTACAGTATCATCATTTATGAGTCTAAATTCTTTGCCATGAATACTCATGCGTGTGCCACTATATGATCTCATAATTATAAAATCACCTTCCTTACAGTATGGACCTGTAGGAAATCTGTTTTCATCTTTATAACAATCTGGACCCATCTTCAAAACAAAACCCACTATGGATGCTGTCTCCTCTCTCTTTCTATATTGGTCTGCAATAATAATACCACCATCAGATACTTCTTCATGTTCTGGTAGTGCTATCAATATTTTATACCCTTGAGGTTCGGGAAGTTGTGTAGGCTCTGCGGTTTCCGCTTTATCTACAGCTTCCTCTTTTACTGCTTCAACTGTCATAAGTTACCTTATGTTGCGTCAAATATATATAGGAGTTTGACGTTCTCCTTTCCCTTCACCATGAAGGGTGCGTATTAACTTTCTATAACTGTATTATATTTATCAGTTATCTCACGAAGGGCAATACGTAACCCTTCGATCTTGCCTTTGAGGTGATAAAGTTCAGTTAAATCTTTTACTTCACCATCCACAAT